GATACATCTGTCCTGCTGAAACTCCAGAAGGGCATTCGGTAGGTGTAGTAAAGAATATGGCAACTACCGCAATTGTAAGTATTTACAGCAATCCCTTTATCGTAGAAGAAAAGTTGAAGGAACTTAATACCATGAAACGCTTGGAAGATACATCTGCCTCTCAGAAACATACAGGAACGCGTGTCTTCCTAAATGGTGTTTGGATCGGTGTACTTCCTAGTGCTCTTACATCAAAGACTGTCGATTTGTTGCGCAAAGCAAAACGGTCTGGAACAATTCATATTCATACTAGCATTATCTGGAAGCTCACACAAAAGGAACTTTGGCTCAGTACGGAAGCTGGACGACTCTTACGTCCTATCTTGTACGCCCCTGCCATTCGTGAAGTACTTGCCGACCCTTCCCTTATAAGTGCTGTAAATACAATCCCTTCCTGGGATCAGTTGCTATTGTGGGAATCTCCAACTGGAAAACACTTGATTGAATACATTGATCCTGGTGAGACAGAGGGTGTATACTTGGCAATGAATTATAAAGAGTGTATCGAGAAGCCTACAACTACGCACGTAGAAATCCATCCTTCTGTAATTCTTGGAACGATTGGTTCCACAATTCCATTCCCAGATCACAATCAATCTCCACGAAATGCATATCAATGTGCTATGGGGAAACAAGCAATGGGCGTCTATGCCCTGAACTACAGAGAGCGATTCGATGCCATGGCACACATCTTGTGCTATCCAACCGTTCCTCTTGTAACACCCTACATGAGTAAATTCTACGGCTCTCAGACAATGGTAAGTGGGCAAAATATTCTTGTTGCTATTGCTACCTACGGAGGCTACAATCAAGAGGATTCTATTATGATTAATCGCGCAAGTCTAGAGCGTGGTCTCTTTCGTTCGATATTCTACAGAACCTACAAGGATGAAGAGAAGAAGAACCAATCCTCTGGAGAAGAAGAGCGATTCTGTAAACCAGATCCCTCCTTGACGAAACAAATGCGTCATAGCAAGTACGGGAAATTGGCAGCCGATGGATTTGTTCCAGAAAATACCTACGTTGACAGCGATGACATCTTAATTGGAAAAGTCGTGCCACTGCGTGTTCCTACTGGAATGGTGTTGCCAACTGGTGCGAAACAATTCCGTGATGTATCACGAACCATGCGTAATAATGAGACTGGCTGGGTCGATAAGATCTTCAAGAACCGTAATGGAGAAGGCTATAGCTTTGTAAAAATTCGTATGCGCCAAGATCGTGTTCCTGAGATTGGAGATAAATTCAGTTCACGCCATGGACAAAAAGGAACATGCGGACTCATTGTAAACGCCGAGGATATGCCTCAAACAGCCGACGGGTTGATTCCAGACATTATTATTAATCCCCATTGTATTCCTAGTCGTATGACAATTGCTCAGCTTATGGAGACCCTTCTTGGTAGGTTATGTTGCGAAGTTGGCTCTCTTGGCGATGGCTCTCCATTTACAAATGCATCTGTCGCACAAATTAGTACATTCTTGCGCGACAATTATGGACTCGAACCTCATAGTAACGAAATTCTGTATAATGGCCATAACGGGCGTCAAATGGAAGTAAATATCTTTATGGGACCCTGCTTCTATCAACGACTCCGACACTGTAGTGCTGATAAGCTACACAGCCGTGCTTCTGGTCCTCTTGTTATGTTGACTCGGCAACCTGCCGAAGGTCGTGCGCGTGAAGGCGGCTTGCGCTTTGGAGAAATGGAGCGTGATGCCGTCTGTGCCCACGGAGTTGCCGAATTTACCAAAGAGCGACTTGTTGAATGCAGTGATGGATTCCGCTGTTGGACATGTCGCACTTGCGGTCTCTTGGCAATCGCAAATCCCAAAGAAGGAATTTGGAGCTGTCGCGGATGTGGAAACTCGACCGAATTCAGTCCAGTACAGATCCCCTATGCCAGTAAACTCTTTATACAAGAACTGGAAAGTATGTGTATCAGCAGCCGTCTTATTACACATGGTCAGCTATTGAAACAGCAAAAACGTACCGTAAAGTAGGATTGTACTAGATGGTATATTTCGTATTTGACCTAGATCTTACACTTGCTGATTTAACTGGATTATATAGATCAATTGAAACAAAAACGGAAAATACTCCTGAGTATACTACATTCATACAATCCCTTGCAAATAATGAATTAGATATTTTTTCCACGTCTTCCAGTGTACAAAAAGGGCTTTTACGACCAAATATACTAACCTATATGATCCAAATCCTAGAACTAAAACTAACCGGTCAATGCAAAGGTGTAATCATATATAGTAATAATTTATTCTTGAAAAGTCTACATGTAGTTCGTGATGTTCTAATCAACTGTATGGATCAGCTCTTAGAATCAAGTATACCGATTGATCAATTACAGTCTTTGTTTTGCCTATGTATTCACAGACGGTATCAAGGAAGACCCACAAATACAGATGATCCTCCAAAAACGTGGGATGAACTTAGCAGAATTATGCTTTCGAATAAAGATGTATGTGGAATCGATAGAAATACAGTAGAAATAAACAAGGAACATATATATTTTTTTGATGATAGAGTACCAGCTCATGCTATAAAAAATGAACTACCTCCTGGTCATTATGTACAAGTAGAGCCATATATACGTTCTAAATCTAGTTATTCTAAAATACTTGAATTAAATGCAGAAACAATAACACCCGTGATAAACAGTATGTTAAAGAATACTAATAGAAGTAATACTATTATACCCCTATCTCCTGTAACAGGGGGTAGACATACACAGTATACAGTAAGAAATAGAATTAAGCAGAAAAAACAACAGAGAAAACATAAATACAGTAAAAAACAAAGGCAAAAAAGGGGTAAAAAAAGTAGTAGTTAGAAATAGAATATAGAGAATGGCCGCATCACTTGTTTTGAAATTGATTTCTGAATTTTTGGGATCCTTTCTCCTTATGATCAGTATCTTGGCAAGTAATGGAAACTTCCTGATTATTGGTGCCACACTTGCTGTAATTGTATTCCTAACAGGAGGTATTAGCGGAGCTTCTGTAAACCCCGCAGTCTCAGCAGGCCTCTGGTATTCCGGCACACTCAATACACAAACCTTTGCGCTCTACTGCCTATTCGAAGTACTTGGCGCCGTTGCTGCAGCATACTCTTACAAAGTGATTGCTTAAATACACCTAATTATACTAGTATAATGGAATCGCTTGATACGATTTTTGCTAGATATAATACGGATAAGCATAAGGAGTTTCATAATTATACAAGACAATATGACACGCTATTGGATAATTTTAGAGATAAACCAATTAAATTATTAGAAATCGGCGTCTTCAATGGAGGTAGTATAAAAGCATTTAGAGATGTATTTAAACAATCCACATGTATTTTAGGACTGGATATCGATAATAGATGTAAAATGTATGAGGATGTTAATAATTCCATCTTTGTAGAAATAGGCGATGCAACAGATCCTGATTTCATTCGACAAATTACAGAGAAATATGGAACATTTGATATTATTTTAGATGATGGTTCCCATACTAATAAAGATGTAATACATTCATTTGAGTTACTATTTCCATTATTAAATGATAATGGGCTATACATAGTGGAAGATACTGTATGTTATAAATTATTATCAAATATAGATCGAACCTATAAAAATCATTTAGAATACTTTTTTACGTATACAAAATATTTAAATCAATGGCGGTTTGATTCGACACAAGGTATAAGAGATAATTGCGTAGACCCTTTTAAAATTCAGAAGAAAACAAATAATGTGTTTGAATATTCAATAGATAAAATAGAATATGGTTGTTCTTATATTTCCATTTCTAAAAAAATTAGAACTCATTGTATATAACTCATATATATCCTGTTACTAGGGACTAAGATATTTTATATATGCTCTTTATGGATTATATATAAAATACAGAATTTATAGTTACTTACGACTATAGGTGATAGCAACTGCTACACATCCAAGTACAATCGCAACAAGAAGACTTAATTTTCCAGCAGTCTGGAAATCTTCTTGAATAATTTTTGGAGTTCCATCCAGATTATATGTCTTTGGTGTAGCATCCCACTGCTCCTTGCTCATATAGACAGGCTTTCCTCCTCGTGTAACCCCTTTTTGAACCCAGCGTGTTTGATATGCCCGTCCATTTTTCATTTCAACTGGAGTCTTAATCCATACGTCTCCTGTTTCAGGATCTTGTATTTGCCCATAGTCATCTCCAACTGGCAATGTCACTTGTTCACATTCAGGATATACATTCCCAAACGCTGATTGTAAGATTGGTCGTATATCCATCGCATGTTCCACATCTTCCACCATTCCTGGCGCCAACCCTTGTAGTCCTGGTAACCCCAAATTTGCCATAACTGTTTTTATTTTTCTCCCAAATGCGTCTCCTTTAGGAATCCCTTCAAAATAGACTGACATTTTTGCGCCATTACTACATGTCAATGCCGACTTTAGAAAGAAATTCAGACCCATCTTTTTGAACGGTTTATCTGCCGTTAATCCACTCGATGCTTGACCAAACCCAATTACATCTGAATAATATAAAATACCTTTTCCAGCATCAAATACATGCTGCAAACTGCCTCCACTACTAATTCCTGGTCCCGCATAGGAGGTAGGATCTGGAATATTTCCAGCCAGATCGTAATCGGGTAACATATATCCAGTATCTTCCAATGGCACATTTGGTAAAATCTGATCACGCCGTTCTGTACCTCCGCTTCCTCCTGATGTAGTACCACGCAGTGCTGTCGTTGTTCCACCACTATAGTTTTTTGTTAAATCACTCATCTACTATGAGCACCCTAGTAGTAAAGGGTATTTTTATACTTGGTAATATATTGTACCAATGATTGAACAGAGCTATTCTTTTGTATAAGCCGTAGCCTTTCAAGTATCCATGTATTAAATTGGTTTGTAACTCTATCTGATGATATCCAATGGGTATGTATACATACGACACTCTTGTTATTTATACAAAGACCTGAACATGTTGTATCTAATACATTCGAAATTGACCAAGCATCTTTCTGAATTTGTACTGGTTTATTTGACTGATACATTCTCCACCATCCATAATTGATTTCTTCTCCAAAAAGATGTAGCTCTTGATTACTTGTATTATCTGCCAATACTTCAAGAGCAGCTTGCTCAAAGAATCGTGACGATTTACATGCCTGTTTCCACAAGGTGGAAAATGCAGACTGATTTGTCCAAATAAATCCTGCATTGTATTCTCCATACAATGCTTCATCCTCCTTTCGAATCATATGGGGGGATAAACCAAGCTGTTTCCCTTTGGGAATACACGGTAAAGAACCTAGCCAACAAATATCAGCGTCACAAAATAATACGCCTTGTTCTTTTTTATCCTCTGGAATATGTTTATACGCCCACTCAACAAGGCTACATTTTTCTTGCGTAAAATCATGAAATAGATTTGAAAGCCCTTCTACACTTGGAAGACGTTCCATCTGTGCTCTTGTAAGTGTCGAATAAGAATCTAACATAACCCTGCACACTAAAGGCCCCTTGTAGGGCTGTTTCTTATCCAGATAGTCAAGAGTCTTTGAACAACAATACATATAAATAGGTGGTAAATCAGTATTCCATAGTTGTAAAGATGTAAAAAATACTTCTAAATCAGGAATTGCTTGTGTATTTGCCAGAATGGCAAGTACAGCAGGTTTAAATAAAATTGATGTATCTTCTGTTGCCATTGTACGTACTAAGCAGTCTCTACTTCTATGGATAACGAATTCTTTACACTCAACACGGGACTTATAGAACCTTCTGTAGAAGATAGTCTTCTTTCTGCGTGGATAGATTCTGAAAAGGATGTAAGCTACGAAACAAAAGAGTTCTTTAAAAGCTGTACAACATGTGGAGCATCCGAAGATCATCTACTTCAAGAAGACAGTCTAGTCTGTATGAATTGTGGAGAGGTGCTGGCACGTCCTATTGATTCTTCTGCCGAATATCGTTATTTCGGTATGGAAGATCGCAGTGGAGGTGATCCAAGTCGCATTGGAGCTCCATCCGATCCAAGACTTCCTGAAAGTAGTCTAGGCACTGTAATTCTTCCACAAGGAAACTCAAAACATATGGGAAAAGTACGAAGATATCATCAATGGAATATGCTCCCCTATCGTGAAAGGGCGTTGCTTGGGGCATTTGACCGCCTTTCCTTGGCAGCAAACAATCATGGTCTTGGAGGATCTGTTGTAGAAGACGCAAAAGAACTCTATGTAAAACTCAATGGATTCTGTGATCGTCGTGGGCTATCACGAGATAGTCTCTTGGCAAGCTGTGTATACACTGCACTCAAGCGTGCTGGAGCACCCCGAAAGCCACAAGAAATCGGCGTCATGTTTAGTCTAAGTCATGCGACTTTTACAAAGGCATTTAAATTCTTTCAAGAAGTTTTGGCACAGGCCACACAAAAAGGGCTCTTGAATGAACACTGGACACCTAGCAATCTAAAAAGTACACGTGCTGCAGACTATGTTGCTGTTCCCCTCAGTAAACTCCCTATTAGCCGTGCCGATTATCAAAAACTATTACTGGAAGCACAGACCCTGGCAAATCGAGCCGAACAAGAAGGACTTAGTCCCGAAAATACACCACCATCCTTGGCAGCAGGTGTTGTATCCTATGTATGCGAACGTTGGAAAAAAGGGGAAATTCCCTTGAGCCGTATTGCAGCATCCTGTGATGTAAGTCTGGCAACACTTCAAAAATGTTTAAGGCGTCTACAAACTAGTTTAGACGGTAAGTAATGTTTCTTGGAATCAATAGTAGGAATGGGTGGCGTTACAAGTAGACCATCTGGAGTTACACGAGAACAATTATTGAAAAGTACAGAAAGTAGTCGTGATTTTACAAATAAGCTATTTCAATTAATGATTACAAGACTAACACCCGAAGATTTTTTAAAGCTTGGTAATCCTAAAACCTGCAGTGAGTATATTTTTATGATGGCAGATTCAATCAGTCAATTATTCAAAGATCTTCGAATTCGACCTACGCAAAAAGGAGATTCTGGAGTTGTTGTATTTCAAAAGTTAGATGCTCTGAAAAAGCATCAAGCTGAATCTCCTGAAAGCAAGTATCTTTGTATAACAATTGCTTATTTTTATATTCGTATTTTTCAGATTTTCGGATCACTGGCAATGACAGTTCTAGATGATCCTGGAGCTGGCCAAGTACTCGGTATGGTTCGATTTGGACAACCTCAACTTCAAAAAAATCCACAACGAATTGTTCCAGGAACGCGAGGCCCCTATACACTCTTTGGAGGCGGGGCTGACGAACGCTATTTTGTTGGAAAAGCAGAGCCATTCCGTTCATTACGTGAACTATTCGAATCCGAAGTATTTCAAGAAACAGTATCACGCGGATGGCCTCGTACTGTATTTACCTTTAAGGATATACCTGGATATGATATTAATTACATTCCTGATCGCACAAATGATTCTGGAAAATCACAGAACATTCGTGTGAATTTAGATGAAAGTAAGACAAATAAACTCTATGCAAATATGACAGTAGACCGTATATCAGTATCTGGTTTACGAGCATATAAACTTACATTCAATACATTTTCATTGGGAAGTGGTACAAGTGTACTAGATTCTGATACATTGAAGAAAATAAATACACAGCTTGCCAGACTTCCAGACCAATCCTTTGAACTTGCGTCCTATGATGATAAACGTTCCTGGATTGTAAAAGGGGGAAAATCATTTCCTGATAAACTTGAGGGACTTATTGATACTATCCTAAAAATATTGGATGAATTATATGATCATCAGAATGATCGTCTTGAAAATCTAGAAGCCTTTAAAACTATACAGGCTAAAAAAAGTGATAAAACTGATAGTGATACCAGTACTACGTATAACCCTGGAAGAGATCGATATCCTGGTATATTTGCTCGAGGTGATACAGAACGAACAGATGTTGCTCGACAACCAACTACAACAGGTTCCACAGATATTGGAGTACCAATTGGTCTTCAGAATGAATATATTATAAAAACTCTCAAATCTATGGCAGGATACAAATCTGTAGGGTTTTGTATTGCTCGTGCATTTCAACTCTTGGACGCAAATACACTGTTTCAATCAAAACCACAACAAGGAATCTCAGGAGTTTGTAGGCCAGTCTTTGACGATCTTTCTTCTTCTGTACCAGCTATTGGGAAACGTATTGATACTGTTCCTGGTATTAAAGCACTGGATAGTTTGTTCTATACTGTAAAAGGTGTCGATCAAAAAGGGTCATTGGATGTACGCATTGCAGATCAAGCCGAGTATGCTGATTTTTTAAAAGAGCTTTCTAGCATTTTTGGAAAAGAGGGTTCCAGCGCATCAAGTCGTATTGATTCTATTGTTGCACGAGATCCAAATTGTGCATCAACTGCTGCACGACAATACTTACAAATACAAGATCCAGCAAGTGTAACAGCCATCTTAACCCATGTAAATACCCTCTTTGGTAAACAACTTGCACATACAACACGTGTACTACAATTCTTTAAACAAAGAGTATTTCTTATTGTAAAACCATCTGGTTCAGGAGCTCCACGTGTCGACATTCACCCCAAACTACTCCAAGGTGGTCTAGCAGAAATTGAAAAGGTCTCAAAAGAAGCTCGAACTATATTAACCAATTATTACAAAGACTGTGAATCGATCTATCGCAAAGGTGTAGATGAAGTATTGCGAGCAAAATATGTTCCAATTGCCTCAGACAAAGCAAAGTGATAGTATAGGTCGCAATACTGGAGTTCCAGGATCTATTCCAAATGTCATCCATGAAGAAGAACCCCCTGAAGTCCACCGCGATTCAATGTAGGGCATAGAAGATGGTGCATCAAACCATGTATAGGGTGTAGTATCAAGTACAGTTTCAATATACATTGCTTGTTCATAGGGAGTTTTTTCAGTCCCTACAAACAACCATGATACTATTTCACACCATTGTTCATCATATAGATTTCTCTGACATTCAAATGTTGGCTGAAGAAGTACAATACAATAGGCACCCTTTCCCAGATTCATTTCCCATGTTTCCATACTTCTATATCTAAATTTTGAATCATCTATTAGAAATCCTGTTGGATTTTTAAGTTTCCATGACTTTTTTATTTCATGTTGCCACAGTGAATGCGGTACCCGTTGAATGGTAAACTGTTTTTTATTTACACGCTGTATAACCTTTTTTCTATGTATACGTTGCTCTGTCCAAATAGGTGGCACGGATGATTTTAACCATCCATCATTTCGAAATAGATATACCTTTCGTGGTTGTGTAAATAAATAAATGGCTCGCAATAAACAATTGGAAACGCCCTTTTTACGCCACGCAGGATGTACACATTGCCATGTAATAAGACCAATCGATTCTTCCTTTGAATACAGTCCTGCATATAGGCAAAATACAACCCCTATTAACTCTGAGGTAGAAGTGCGTAACTCTACACCTTGTACATGTCCATATTTTATTCCTGATTCAAAAATACAAAGTGGTATACTAAGCTGTATAGGCGAAGATGGTGGGTAAAAATGGGTTTCCAAAAATGCTACATATTCTTTTGCAGACTCTGAAACTGCTTTTGTGGGAGGAACGCCAGTAGGGGAGCGTGGTACTTCTGTTGTAGAAAGCTTTGATGGTAGAAAGGATGGATTCTGTGGTTCCCCTGGTAAGAGTCGTCGCTGAATCCAAGGATACCATTGAAATACCGGTGCATCCATAAAAAAATGACCATTCATAGGTTCTAGGTATATATTTATGTAAAATTGAACACTTAAGTTCTTTTCTACATATGTGCAATCCTAACATGAGTAATATATGTGTAGATACTTCCTTACCATCTTCCTCCGTATCTTCTATAAAGGTATCTGTTCGTTGCGGATCCTGTAGAAAAAAGCTAGGTCTTGTACAATTTCCCTGTAAGTGTGGTGGTCTCTATTGTGCCGAACATCGTGCCGATACGCTTCACAACTGCTCCTACAATTACGCCGTGGAGAATAAAAAAATACTCAGTACAAGTATGGTAAAATTGGAGACTGTAAAAGTAGACGTATTATAAGTACACATACCAAGTATGAAACCATTACAGAAATCTAAACAGAAAGGGTTCCTTCCTAGAAAGAAACGACCAATCCAAACACTTAATTCTTGTATGCTTTGTTTAGAACTTATAAATTCTAAGCAAAGATATACCTATACTACAACAGGTTGTAAGTGTGCTCCTACTCTACACGACAAATGCTTCGAACAATGGAATAGTACACATCCTGGGTCATGCGCTGCCTGTAGAAAAAGTGGAACAACAATAGTCAATCCTACACCTGTAAATCAAGTAGCTGCAGTAGGAGGCTCTGAAGATTCGTGCTGTATTTCGTGTATCTTTGGATGTTGGGGGTGTATGACATTTCTTGACGCATTTACAAGTTAGAAATTCGATCTAAATACAGTGCTACGATAGAAGGAGACCATTTACCCATCATTCTTGTTTTTTTCGGATCAAACCATGCGATTGCGTCTTTTTCTCGTACATCACTGCGCAGTTTAGCAAAATATTTTGGATGAGCATTCAACCAGTCAAATTCTTTTTGCGCTTTTTCGAGTTGGGATGGTTCAACCACCGCTTGGAAAATATGATACTGGAAATAGTGATTTGG